CGTTGCGCAGGAGATCATCCAGCATCTCCTGCAATCTGGCCACCAGGGATTTCCCCTGGTAGATGAGATTGTGCTCATAAAGCACGCGTCGTAATAAAACCACCATCTGTGGTGACACACGCAGCTTAACCAATAACTCCTCAAATATCGCTTTAGTAACATTGATATTAAGAGTATCGGTCGCACCGCTAAAATCTCCGCTTACCCAAAACTTTTTCCCCCGCATCTGCGGTCCCGAAACTGTTTTTTCAGCTAGCCAATCCATATCTCCCTGCTCAAGTTCCTTACCAATAAGACGGAACTGAGGGAAATTCAACGAATCCCTTAGATGTTGATGCATAAGTCTTTGAGTGCCCCGCGACAAATAATACGCGGCGGCATGTCCCTTTGAAATTACCCGCACCTTCGCAGGTTCAAGGACAGGATGGATTATTGCATGCAAGACACCATAAGTATCAAGCTCATCCATCACCTCTGTAATCAGGTTAGACCTACCTCTACGAGGAAAGCCGCGAAATTCCTTAACACGGCCATCGATTACATGCATCGCTATCAGTTCATCCTGATAGAACATCGGACTAACGTCTACAAACTCAAATTGGGGAACCGCTTCTGAATCAATAATGCGGCTAAAACCCCCCTTACTCTCGTCTTCACGATAAAGCTTGGGTTTCGAGTGGACGTGGACCTCCTTCTGAGTTCCATCCGACTGTTCTTCAAAACGAAGCTTGGGAATCTCGATCAGGGCAGATGCCCTTGGTTCGAGAAGTGCGCTCAAAGCGCCACCTTCTGCCATAGTCTGCTCTAAGCAACTACTACGGCTAGCTTCCTGAATCTCTTCAGGATACTTCCCAATACTCTTCCATATCCGATCGGCTTTGGCCGAAATGACCCCTAAACGGGCATCGGAGATGGGACCTGGTTTCGAACTGAGTGTTTTCATGTGACCGAACAACTTTTTGGCCACGAAACCCTCATCAACCTGTACGATCGATCTCTTTAACTGGTTGAAACCCAGGAAAAGGTGGAATAATCGATCGGATCCCTTACTATTCACAAGACTGCGTAGACATCGTCGCAGCTTACCTCCGAATATATAGGGATCAGCTCCAGCAGGCATTGCTGGGAGCTCCTTCTGGCCAAGATATTGGGCCAGAAGCCAGGCGGAATTCGCCTTCCAAACCTCGATATGCTCATCAAAGTCCCGTGCCTTGTTATGATCAAAATACGTTATCCAATCTTCCCAGATGAATTTGCTAAACTTCAGCAAGCTCTCATCTAGGAGGAGTAATATGGAAACGAAGATCTGCAATTCGCTTACTAACTGCGAAATCTGCAAACAATGCGCACGCTTCAAATCATCCTGACAGTACCTCTCCAAGTATTTCGCAGTATT